ATACTACTATTTTACTTTATGAATAATACAATCCTAAAACTTCTTTTAATGCAGGATGCCTGTGGTTCTCTTCCAATTCTACTATATACACGTATGAACTGTTTTTTAATTTAGATAACCTAGATAATCCGCTATCATATAAGTTTTTTAAATCAACCTGCTTCATATCTCCGCAGAATATCATTTGACTTTCTTTACCTAATCTCCCTAAACACATAGCTGTTTGCTCTGAAGTTAAATTTTGACATTCATCTAGTATACAAACTGCATTGTCAAAAGTTCTACCTCTAAAATGGGATAGTGATACTATTTCTATGGACTTTTCTTCCAACATTTTATCTATAACTACATTCTTATTATATACTTTTCTTAAATTATCTATGATGGGTATTAACCATGGCTGCATTTTCTCCTCTATCGTGCCGGGCAAGAAACCATTATTCTCATTAGCTACCGTAGGTCTCGATATTATTATCTTATTGACCTCTCTCTTAAAATACTTATCTAAGGCTATCTGTATGCTTAATAGAGTTTTCCCACTTCCTGCCTCTCCTAATACAAAACTGTAGGGATGTCTTAATATTTGCTCCTTTGCTACTCTTTGCTCATCTGATAATGAGATTGAAAATTTAACATCTGACTTCGGTGTCCTCTTCTCTTTGTTTTCACTCATTTATTTATTGTTTGGTATTCATATATAAATATACATAAATAAAAAAAGAGACCCTAAAAATTAGAGTCTCTTTGTAATATTATCTATAATATTTTTTAGATGGTCTCAAGACCTCCTACATAAATCTTACCATAGAATTCAGGTCTTACCATTTTCTTGGCATACCTTGTTTGAATTCCTTTTCTTGGTGTGAAATTCTCAGGGTCAAGAACAGTAGGAGTCATCATAATTGGAATATATGGAGCATATACTGCACCTGTTTCCAAGAATTGACTTCCTCTGTATCCTAAAAGGATAGTATTTTCAGTCATGTATGGATTCTTATAGACAGTATATCTGCTATTGATTGTACCGATTTTCTGTACACCCATTGCATATTCCATCTTAGTTCCGTCTGTATTAGCAGCATAGCCCGGGATTGATTCCAATACCGTAGAAACCGTAGGAGAACATACCATAAAGTTTGCTCCTCCACCCTTCAATACTAAACGGTGAATCTCGTTGGATACTTTCTGAAGTTTAGTTCCTAATGTTTGAAACCACTCTCCTTGTGAATTGTAATATCCACCTGAACCTGCTGATTGTTGTACGAATTTAGTTCCATCCCAAACCTCATTGTTCTTTGCAGACCAATAATCTACAGTTTGAGCATTCTTAATAAGCATATCAAGAATTTCTAAATCAATTTCGTGTGAAATATACTCACTAAGCATAGCAGTCAATTCAGCCTCAGCATCTAATGAATGATATGCATTCAAGTCTTGAGCAAATTCGTCACTCCATTTAGTTTTCAATTTACGGGTTTTAGCCGTAATTTCCTCTGAACGAAGTTCTAAATTGATTTCAGGAATATCTAACTGTGCATCAAATGTTGCAGATGCTTGACCTGCTTCAAAATCACCACGAGTTGTTGACGTAGGTTGTTTAGTATAAGTTACTACAGCGTTAGTAGCAGTACCTCTAATAATAAACTCAATTTGGTTTGAAGCATTAAGTTTAGTAAATGCAGGATAATAAGTTGTAATACCACTACCACTAATTGCAAATGCTCTAATTGCCTCAATATCAAGTCCTGATAAAGAGCCTGTAGCAACAGTTACCTTTTTTAATGTTACACCCGCAGATGCTAATGATGAAGATACTACCGAATCATAATTCAAGGCAGAATTCCAAGCAGCTGTTGTTGAAATAGATGAAGTTGTGTAAGTACTAGTAGTAACAGTTGTACTTCTTGTCAATGACTTAGTTACATCGTTAGAAGTGTAGGAGAAACGACCTGCACCGTATAGACCACCTGTGCCGGGTGTTCCTCTACGAGCATCAGTAACACCAAAGACAGAGTCTGCCTGTGAAGTTCTTCCTGAACCCGTTTGGAATCCACCTTGAGCTGTTCCATACTTAAAGTCTAAGAAGAATACCAAACCCGTTGGTAAATTCATAGGCTGTACAGATACGAAGTCTTTAGCAGAAATTTCTGTAAATACACGTCTTACTAGTGGAAGTGCTACACCTGCCCATTCTTCCGAATTGGAATTAGTGCCTGTTCTATTCGCTTCTACGACCAATTGTTTAGCTTGGTTCTCTAAAAGGATAGCAACATTGGATTTTTCTTGTCTCTCGTCAGAAAGACCTTCTAAAAGTCCAATTTTTTCCCACTTCTTAACAAGACCCGCAACCTCCGCTTTGCGGGTACGGTTGTAGTCTACAGGTAGAAATGATTGAATATTCATTATTTATTCTTTTTTAAAATTATTTAATAATTCCCGCAAGTTGTTGCAAACGACTTACCATTTTGTTTTCTTCAAGGATTCTAGGAGACGGTTTAGTCGAATTTAATGTTGACTTTGACGCTCTTGATTCCTTCAAACGCATAGACTTGCTATTAACTTTTGATTTAATTTCGTTCAACGTTGTTGCAAGTGATGCATAGAGTAATTTTGTTTCTCTAATAGACGTTGCTCTATCAAAACTTTCTAAAATTGATACTTTTTGGCTTTCATCCAAATTATGTGCTCTGAACAATTTTCCTGAATATAAAAGTTTCGAGTTGATTAACAGTGACTCATTTATCTTTTTCTTCAAAAATCTAACAGTTCTATAAGCTTCTTGTAATTCCTCTTCTTTAGAATCTAGTTCTTCTTTCATTGCTTCCATGTCAGCAGATGGTTCTTCCTCTTCTTCAGAACCTTCCATTTCTGATAGCATTTCTCTAATAAATTCTTCTAAGTCAGATTTTTTAGATGGTTCTTTCATGACAGGAGCTTCTTTAGGTACAGGTGCAGCCTCAGGCTCTTCCATACCGTCCTCTTCCATCATTGGGTCTTCGTCTTCCATATCTAATTCTCTTAGAATTTCATCTAATTCATCAGAATCTTCTCCACCATACTCATCCTCCATACCCTCACCTTCCATCATCTCATCTTCCATATCCTCACCTTACATCATCTCATCATCTGTTTCCTCACCTTCCATCTCAAATAGAGTTTCGTCTAGTGAATCATCTTCATCAGTGTACTCATCTTCCTCATATAAACTATCATCCTCTTCACTTTTCATCTCCTCTGCAACCATTCTTTTGATTTTTGGAGCAAATGTTTCAGCTAAACTTGCTTTTGCATTTTCAATAGCTACTTGACGAATCGCTTTCGCATCGGCAATTGCTTCTTTTAATAAATCTTGCATTTGTTTCTATTTTTTGCTAAAAAGATTATTGAAATCCTTATAATACTTTGTTTATTTTTTAAACTAAATATTAATATTTAGTATATACTATTATAAATAGTATACAATTTAATATAAATATCAATATTTTAATTTTTTTTTAATTACAACTGCAAACTCCTTGTATATCGCATATAATATTTGAAATTAACGTATTTATTTTTTTATTCTTTTCTATAAATTTTTGTTCTTTTAATATTGAATCTTTAGAAATACCTTCATTTACAGGAAACATGTATGCTCCATGTGTTGATGGATTAGATACGAAATCAAATGCTACTAATTCAAAATCACTTTGAACTTCTAAATATTTATCTTTATCTTCAGTAAATACCTCCCTTATAGAACCTAATCCTCTTGAACTAATTCCAATTATAATTCCTGATGCTAGTATATTTTTTAAAATATTACCTGACGGTGTAGGTAGTATTTCTATATCTCCCATTAAATCATTACCATTCCACCACATTTTTGTTATATGATGTGATGCATTGGCTAAACTAACTACAGATGAATCAGGGTGGTCACATTCACCTAAAGCTCTTCTCTGAGTTACAAACTCTTCATTATATTTATCTGCTTCTCTCTTTAATATATCCATTGGATATACTCTACCATTTTGATTCTTAGCTCCTGCTCTTTGTAATACTCCTGTAACCCTGATTGGTCTATTATATTTTATAGCTTCATTTATTGAATCTACGTTTGGAGTAAATTTATTATATTCTATAAGTAATGATTTGTTAGATGTCATATCTTTATGTTTAATTAAACAATTCTTGAAGTTTGTTTTGTATGTATACAATTTTTGAATTTATAGAATAGAATTTTTTAGAACTGTTTTGCCAAAACTGACCATCTAGTTGAAAATCTTTTTTTAGTTTTAAATTATTATCTATTATTTTTTTAACATCTTCCAAATTTTTATCTATATCTATAAAACATTTGTTTAACTTCTCTTTGTTTGTATTTGAATCATCATTTTTATAATCATAATATGTTATTTCAGATAATGATTTTTTATAAGGTATTGTATTCTTATAAGATTTTTTTACTTGTTTTCCTACAGAATTTTTTAAATTTGAATTTTTCTTAGCTTCATCAGACTTTCTTGCAGGTTTTTTCACAAATGCATTAGGCGTTTGATAACCTGCCACATTTGCCGTTACATTCTCCTCTTCCAATTGCTGAGATATATTTGATAACTCTTCTTCTATATCGTCATATATTTTATCTAACTTCATAATATTCTATGTATTTATAATTCTCTTAATAATTCATAATATCTTATCATAGATAGATAATGACTCTCCGTAATAAAACTTGAATTTTTTAACTTTGGCAGTATACTTAATATTTCTTTTACTTTTATATCTAATACTGTATCTTCTATATTTACTAATTTAGATTTTAGTTTAGACTCTATATTATCTATATGTTCCGTGATAAATATTGTTGTTTTCTCACTATCAACGGAATTAAATATAAAATGCCTTAGTATTTCTTTTTGATTTTCATCTAAGTTAGAACTCCACTTATTATTGAATTTTTCAGTAAGTAACTTAAATGTCAATGATTTTAATTCAGGGTCTACAGATTCCATGAATTCTTGCTTATCACCTGTACTGTCCGTATTATTACTAGTTATATGATTTACTATATATAGCTTATTTTTTAAATATAACGAAGGATTATCTGATTCTCTATGCTCAAATAAATTATATATGGAAGCATATATTTTGTAGTTATCTATCTGAGTTTTCATAAATATATCTTTGTTAAAGCTTTTATTAATATCTTTAACAAGATTATACTTACTCTTCTCTAATGTTGGGGAGTTTATTTGAGAGTGTTCTTTTATAACAGCATCCACCATTTTTAAAGCAAATTCAGGATTTTTATCCTTGTAATTATATAACGTATTATATAAATTAAGTTCTGATTTCAATGGTGAATCATCATTGAAATATTTCTTGACAAATTTTATACTGAGTGGATTCTTACCTTGTAAAACATCACTTGTCATTTGTCTAATCAGCAATTCGTATAGAAGTCCTGTATTCTTTATTTTTTTATGTTTAAAAATCTTCGACATTATATCTTAATTATTTATTATAAATATACAATTATGAATCTAACATTTCATTTAAACTTTTCTTTCCAAAACTATCTTCCAATTGCTTCAACAATTTTGCTCTGTCTACTCCTTCTCCTTTCGTTGAAAAACCTGTATCTGACATAACTCTTTGATATCCTAAAGGGTCTCTTCCATTAGATTTATCTCTGTCAGTTCCAAACTTTTTATTTGATTTAGGTCTACCACCCATCTCTCCAAACTCACCACCATCACTTTCAACAGGTTCTTTTGATACATGCATTTGAGCTATTGTGTGTGGAGTTCCTTTAACCTCTCCTGATTGTCTAGGGTCATTACCTTCATTAGCTATCTGTTCCATTCTCCAAGCTGTAGCTTGGTCTTTCAATAATAATTCTTCCTCGGCAACCCATTCGTCCCTACTTAGATTCAATACATTTTCATATATATATTTTCTTGAAACTAGTTTTGATTCTTTCATGGCAGAAGCTAGTGCAATCTTTTCATTTAATATCTCAACTCTCTGTCTTTCATAAACTATAGATGGATTATTTAAACTTAATTCAAAATCAATTAAAGATGAATCAGTATATCCTTGTAAAAATAAATGTATTACTGCTATTTTATATAATTCAGATTCAAATATACTTTGAATTCTTTCAATTGTTCTTGCAAATCTTACATCTTCTGCTGCTAATACGGCTTTTCCATCCAAATTTTCATCAAATCCTAAGAATGCTCTAGGTATCTTTAAAGCAGCCATCATTTTCTGCTTAATGTAATCAACGTCTTCTATAAAACCATCATTACTCATTCCATCTAAAGTCTCAATTTCTGTCTGATTATCTCCTCCTCTGACAGGAATATAGACATCTTCCAACATATTTTGCAAATTAAACTTCAAATTGTACTGACCTGTTTTTTCATCTATATATGGAGTCTTTTTAGTATCATCCATAATTTTCTGCATGTATTGGTCAATTTCATTAGGACTCAAATTACCTACAGCTATCTTATAAACTCGTCTTTGAGGTGCTCTCATAATTCTATGAATCATCATTGCATCTTCCATCAAAGAAAGTCTTTTATACTCTTTCCTAGCAGCCTCTAACATTGACCTACCATATGGTAAGAAATTAGTATCTGAAAGTAATCTAAAATGAGCTATCTCATAATATTCATACTCATCTTTTAAAAATGGATTTCTATTTGTTAATGGTTCATATTTAAATCTAACATCATAGGGATTATATTCAGCCATCCCACCTTTGTCAAATCTAGTTTGCATATCTGATTTGAGTCCCGCTTGTTGTGCTTCTAATCCCTCTAGTCTTTGCACGTCATATGAAGACATCGGAATTACATTCACAACTCCAAGTTCTTCATCTAAATCTAAAGCTAAATAAAAATCTCCATACTTACAGGCATTCCGTATCCAAGGCCATAAATTAAATTCAATATTTAATATATCATAAAATAAATTATGTAATATTTGTTTTATTTTATCATTCTGAGTTTTTATTTTTAATATAGAACCATCAGCAGACCTTATACTAGATTCATCTGCATATATGTCTAATGCTGATGCTAATATAGGGTCTTCATCCATTGCCTCATAATCCCTATACAATTCTAGCTTTGTGGCAAAGAAGTTTGTAGAAGCATTAGGAGTGTAATATCCATGTGATTTATAAGTATGAACTCCTGTATACCTACCTCTATACGCACTATCTCTAGTTCCTACAGACTGTAACTGAGAAGTATCATAAACCTTTATCCTATTCTTGCCTGTTCTCCTAACTACTACTTTAGTAGAAAATAGTTTTGATAACCTAGACCTAAATGATTCTTCTGCCATACTTTTACTTTTTATATATGGTTATAATAACCATTTTAATGAATCTGATTCCTTATTCGGTAACTCTTGAGTCCAATTTCTATGGTCACTACTATTGCTTGAATAAAATGATTTTTTAAAATTATCTAAGGTAGCTCTTTGAATCTCAATACCTTGCTGTTTTAATTTCATTGCCGTGTCCCTTACCCAAAATGCCATTGCCCAACACATTGTTAAATCATCGTGATATCCTCTTTGAGCTTCAGCCCGACCACTTTTCCATATAAATGTATTAAACTCATCTAAAGACCTAACGCTTCTACATATCGGAGATTTTTCTCTGAAGTATGTTTCTAGTTTAGATATCATTACAGGTCTTGTTTTCATGTTTATCGAAACACCGGGTGTCATTTTACTCTTATCTTGCAAATCATACGAACCAACTAAATGTTTAGAAATATCTACATACGGGTCATTCTTATAATGATAAAACAAATTAGTATATCCTCTATCTAATGCAACTTGAACAGTGTCCCATCCAATTCCATTGTTATCTATAATCAATAATGCGTTATTCCATTCGGAAGCTACAGATACCAACATATTACCGAAATCCTTAGTACTTATAGCACCTTTATACTCGGCAACTTGTGTAACAGTTTCTACATCGATTACTACAAATGCACTTTCATCTTCTCCGTCACCACGAGCAACGTCAGCAGATATTATATATGATTTTTGATATGAAGGATACTCCCATATCCAATAATTAGCATCGAAACCTCTCTTTTCTATGGGTTCTTGAGCGTATGTTGTTCTATACCATTCTATTATCGGCCCGTCTATAACCGTATGTCCTGAAGTTATAAAGTCACAATCATTTTCTTGTGCAGCCATTTTCGGGCCGAGTAAATTATCCTGTTCATCCCTCCAAGATTGGTCTCTATCAGGATGTACATACCATGGTAATCTTATTGGGAAAAATTCCTTCCCTTGTTGTGCTATAGTCCACTTTTTATGAAATAAATTGCCCGTTCCATTTGGAGATGATATAAGTATTGCTCCACCCCCTGTAGATAGCGTAGATTGTGCTGCTGTCCATATATCATCTATAGTATCAATGTGAGCTGCTTCGTCTATTACAAGTAACGATAATGCCTCAGAACGACCTGCATCTACAGATGCTGCAACTGCTTTAACTTGTGAACCGTTTTTTAGTCTTAAACTTAGCTTATTATCTTCTATAGATGAAGCTTTCAGCCATGAAGGTAAGTTTTCATACATGACTCTAACTTTAGTGACAAGGTTTTTTGCAACTTCTTGTTTTGTTGCAATAACCAATACATTAAAATCAGAATTAAAAGTCATTTTATAGAGAATATACCCTGCTGTAAGTGTGGATAATCCTAACTGCCTTCCTTTATTAACAACAACAAATCTATTCTCTTCAAAATCAAATAGACATTGCTCTTGAAATGAAAATAGTTTAAAATTAACTTTACCTTTCTTAGGATGCTGTATTACACAGTATTTCTTCATGAAGTGAGTAGGGTCTACCGAACATTTTCTGTACTCATCCTCTATAATTTCCTTTAATGTTTTTTTTGCCTTTACCTCCTCTTGCATCTATTTTATATTTGCCACAATTCTATAGGATGTATATGCACTTATAACTCCTATGAAAAACCAAACAACAGGCTTTTCAATAAAATTCTTCTTATCTGCTTTTATATAATCTTCATATGCTTGTATATTTTTTTGCATATTGTCTAATCTATCGTCTTTTAATTTTATGAGTTTATCATTTATACTCAGTAATTCTTGATAATTAAAACTTTCATCTTTATACTGCTGTACTAGTATATTATTTAATTGTAGATTCTTATTTAGTTTTGTATTTGTAGTTTCTAATGAATCTATATAATTATATATTCTTATGACTTGGTTTTGAGTAAATACCGTATCAACATCTACTTGAGATATCAATGCGGTATTTACTAATAGAAATAATATAGTTAATGTATTTTTCATTTATAAATTTTTTAATTTCTTAGATATTTTTTTTATATCAGTTTCTATTGTTTTATTTTCATTAACTATACTATCTCTATTATTTTCAATTTTTTTAATCTTTTCTTTAATATTTTTTATATTATTCTTTTTGTCTTCTATTTTATTAAGTATGTTCTCTTCCTCTGTATTTATTTGTTTATCTACTTTTTCTACTTCTGCCAAACTTTTTTTTAATCTATATTCAATTATATATTTTTTTAATTTATAATAAGCATATATCAATACTACTGATATTACTATATAATACAAATAATTTAAATATTGGTTCATTTTAGTTATTTAAGTTTTGTTCTTTACTGAATTCCTTATATGGCTCAAACATATCTTCTTTTAATTTTTCAAAATCATTATCTATCTTTTCTAAAAAGCTTTTCTTATTTTGAAAGTTCCAAATTTCTCTGCTACCATCCTCTTCTACATACTCTATTGCATCTAACGAGGATTTTATGATTTCTTTTTCTTTTTCAGCATCTTTAAAAAATGATACTATAGATTCATAATTTTTCCTTTTTTCGTATTCTTCAAATTTACCATCTGCTTTTAGATATGTTTCGAATCTTGTCAAACAATCTAAACACATGTTGTGAGACATGCAAGATTGTTTATCATACCTAGTATATATTTTTGTCTTTAGTTTCTCGCAATCATCATAACATTTGTCATAAGATTCTAATTCTTCTTTTAAATGGTATAGAGATTTTAAATTCTTTCGTCTCTTAACTCTATATCCTTTCTTTTGCTCCCATTCAACTACAGCTCCATTTGGTAAAACTTCTTCCCAAATTTCACCAACGTTTCTTAAACTACTATCTTTGGCTTTTTCGTATCCAACAATAGTTCGAGTCTGCATTTTATGCTCTCCCGCTAATAATTGTCTTACAGCTTTTATGTTTTGTAACTTCGACATAATTTATTATTCTCTTGTTTTAAATTTATTTATAATTGCTTTACGAATGAATGCATCCGATATGCTAGGTAAAGCAGACAACATCTGAATATAAGCCTCTGCTTTATCTCTTCGTGAGCTCATCCTAGAAGCATCTTGCACAAAATTTGAAAATCCTGAAGATTTCAATAGAGATGATATTGATTTACTAGGTGATACTTCTTCTTCAGAATTTTTCTCTTGTTTAGGATTTTCAGGTTTTTTAGTACTTTCAGGTTCTTTTTCTGATTTTTGTTTTTCTGATTTCTCAGCCTCTTGTATAAATTCTAATAATTGTTTTAAATCTCTATTTGATACCTTACGCTTAGATTCACCCATATATTTACTATAGTCTAAATCATTTTGTACATCAGAAGGAAGAAAATCAACCCACTTTTCACCTCTAATATCTTTTCCAATCTTTTCTTTCTTTTCTTTATCCGAAAGTGTTTCATCCTCTAGTGTAGGTGCTATCATCTTAGCTATAAATGTAGAAAGTTTATCAACAAACTTTGTCTTTTCTGCTTTAGTTTTTGCTTCTAATTCATTAAGTTTAGTATCATCATATCCTTTTTGGATAACTTTCTTACTCTTGGATGCTCCGATATCTTTATGACTAGCTATTCTTTTTTGAACATATGCCATTAAATCTGATATGGCAGGAGTTGTTTTATTTCCTGATTTTATATGTTTGTCTATAAAATATCCAATTTTTTCTAAATAATCAGCTTCTGTTAATCTTGTTCTATTAATGTTCATAATATATATTTTTACTATAAATATATCAGAATTAAATTAAAATTTACTATTTATATAACTTAAAGCATTTTCAATTATATTATGCATATCATAGTATTTATACTCAGCTAATCTCCCGCCAAAATGAACATTTGGAAGTTCATCTGCCAAATTTTTATACTTTTTATATTTTTCAGTATTTTCAACATCATTTACAGGATATAATGGTTCTGAAATCTCCGTATACTCTATTGGATATTCATAAGTTATCCATGTAGAATCTATTTTTTTATAATCGAAATGATTATGTTCTATAATTCTTGTGTAAGGTATATCTACATCTGTATAGTTTATCATTGCTGTTCCTTGAAAATCCGCAAGATGTACTTGAGTATGCTGAAATTTAGTTGTTTTATACTCCAATAATCCATATTTATAATCAAAAAATTTATCAATAGCACCTGTATATATCACATTTTTATGCGGAGGTAATTCTGAATTAAAATAATCAGTATTTAGGATAACATCTATATTTTCTAACAATTTTTCAAAAATTTGAGTGTATCCTCCTATAGGTATGCCTTGATATATGTCATTAAAATAATTGTTGTCATATGTAAATCTTACAGGTAATCTTTCTATTATTTCTTTAGGTAATTCTGTAGCTTTCTTTCTCCACTGCTTTTCAGTATATCCTTTTATTAATGCTTCGTATACATCTGTTCCTACTAGTTTAATAGCTTGTTCTTCTAAATTTGTTGGATTATCTATGTGCTTTGATTGTATTCTAATAATCTCTTTTACTATGTTTGGCGATGCATCTCCCCAAAATTTTGTAAAAGTCCACATATTAAAAGGTAATGAATATATCTCATTTTTATATGATGCTACAGGTCTTAGTGTAAAGTTATTAAATTCAACGAATTGATTTATCCATTCCCAAACTTTTTTGTTTGAGGTATGGAATATGTGAGGGCCGTATTCATGAACATGCACACCATCTCTATTTGATGTATAGCAATTCCCGCCTATATGACTTCTCTTATCTATTACACGTACTTTGTAACCTTTTTTATTTAGCTCGTATGCACATATAGAACCGTAAAATCCTGAACCTACTATTAGATAATCTATCATATTATTTATTAAAATTTCTAATATAATTTAACCACATATTTCCTATAGTTTCTAATTTATATTTTGAAGTAATATAATTATAACCATTATCTTTAACAAGATTTTTAACTTGTGGGTTCTGTTCTAAATAATGAATCATATGTACAATATTTTCATCTATTTTAAACTTACCATCTAAATCTTTAGTTAATGGTTCATTTTGTACAGTTTCTAAATCAAAACCTACAGGAAGTTGTAACCATTGACAATAATCTTTATAATTGTCATACAATGCCCCTAAAGGGTATGTAATTACTGTTACACCTAGAGCTATAGCTTCAGCGACTACACATGAGAACGTATCTTTATGAACATCTTGATATGGTGTATACAGTGGATATATGAAATATTCACTCTCAGCTAAATGCTTAAATAATTTTTTTTTGTCTACTCCATCATGTTTATAAAAGAATTTTGCATCATTACTAGGTATTGTTATCAAGTAATCAAATGCATGAAATTCCTTATCTTCATAAGTAAGTTTATCTATGGCTGAGTAAGCTATGTTACCTCCTCTTGCCCAAGATGCATGAAATATAAATTTATGAGGTTTTTTAATTGGTTTTTCTTTTAATATCTCATCTATTATTTCATCCATTATTGGATTAGGTATTGTTTCTATTTTTACAGATTCTTCTCCCAAATTTTCTTGTATGGTTCTCGATACATTTCCTGTCATTTTTTTCTCCCAATCAGATATATGTACAATACCCAAATTTAGATTATGTTTTTTTACATAATTCACTATACTATCAATACCATATATCCATTGCATATGTGACCAATATATCAAAGAATTACTAACAGATATTGGTAATAAATCATAATTCTCAAACCAAAGCATACTAATTAGTATATCAAATTTTTTATTTGATATACCATCAAAATTTAAATTAGTATAAGATACTCCATTATATTGATATCCATAATCATAATTTATTTCTGATTTTCTATATTCATCTTTTAATTCAGGTTCTAAATCATCAGTAGCAACTACTATCTGATTTCCAAATTTACTTAAATATTCAGCAATTAATATAACACTTGTATCAGTACCTGAACAACTACCTCCTCCATATCTCATAGTATAACCATTAACATAGTTACTTCTACGACTGTTACCTATAGTAATGAATGCTATTCTCATACAAATAATTTTTCATATCTTTCACTCCAACCTAAATCTTCATCATATAAATACATTACTATTTTTTTAGGTTCTTTAATACCATTCATAGTAACTTCATAAAAATTTGTTTTTAAATTTATGTAAGTATCATCTAATAAATCTATTCTATATAATTCTTCTGTATCTGAATGAACACCTAGTGTTAGAAATTTTGGTTTAGTAAAATTAAAATTTCTAAAGAATTCTAAATCCCATATGCAATCTAAGGTATACTCTTTACTTTTGAAGTCTTCTTCCCAAGAAATTGGATTTGGAGGTTCTTTAACATCTAAAGTATATCTTTGTATTAAACACTCTTTAAATTTGAATCCACCGTAAATTTCATAATCTTCCAAAGTTCTCTGCTTTCCAATTCCATATTTTTCATCTATTGTTATACCATAATCCTCTTGACCAAAAAGTTGTCTTGTTTTATTTCTTGAGAACATATCTCTTTGAGTACTTGTATACTCTGTTTGTGAAACTTCTCCATGGTCTTCCCAATGTTTAGGTCTATAACTTCTTGTATATTCGTGCCACATAATCATTCTATATGGACTGTAAAAATCATAACCATTGGTAAAAGCTCTTAAACTTAATGTAGTTTCTTCAGTATACCCTCCAAAATATATTTCAGGGTCATATGGAACATCTTTTATAAATTTACCATATGTAAAATAAAAATGACCACTTATAGTTCTTGCTCTTATTATGTTATGTTTACTTTCATAATCTTGTATATACCAAGGCATACTCATCAGAAGTTTATCACTACTGAATTCATATTGAGACATTAAACATGGAATTTTTATGTACTCATTTTCATCAGTATTAGGGTCAAATGGAGTACAGTATGTTGTTATTATTGGATTTTCTGAATAATTTAAAGCTTCCTTAAAATCTTCTAGTAATATTGAATCCCAATTTTTAACAAATCTATGATGAGAATCTATCTGTAAAGTATATAGTTCACCATCATAAAGTTCATTTGTTATATTTCTTGCCCAACCTAATCCTTTACTTTCAGAGTAGTGATGTTTTGATATTCTAAAATTTTTTTTATTATCATAATATGATATGTCTTCGTCATCCCCATACTGCCAACATATCCCAAAAATTAAATTATTAGGATTTTTAGCTTTAGCTAACATATCATCTATTGTAGGTATTAGTTGCAAATCTCGGTAACTTGCAATCTGCACAAATATTTTTGGAGAATGTACGCTTTTCATTAAAACTTTTTATTTACAAATATACATAAATTAATTCACACATTTAAGAACCACCTCCACCACCTGTACAATCAATACAGTCAAAATCACCATCACAATTTATTGATGTAGGACTTACTTCTATTGTACCACTGTTGACAGATGGAGTAGTTCCGTAGGTTACACATTTACAGATACTATCTCCAATATCTACATTTGTCTGTGTAGAGCCTATTCCACATCCATCATAAGACACATTTCCAACTGATGCACCTACGTTCTCAAAAGTCCAACAAGTACAACTTGGTGTAGGTGTTGGTGTTGGCGTAGCTGTTGGTGGTATAGGTGTCGGTGTAGCCGTTGGTATAGGTGTTGGTGTTGGCGTAGCTGTTGGTGGTATAGGTGTCGGTGTAGCCGTTGGTATAGGTGTTGGTGTTGGCGTAGGATATCCACAAGCAATTGAATTGTATTCAATACCTATAACTTCTTGATATGTTCCACAAGAGCCGTTAGCATACACGGCATATGTATATAAATCATAAACAACACATGATTGATATGTTCCCAAGAATGTTCCATATGAAGGACATGGAGTTGGCGTAGGTGTCGGTGTTGGTGTAGCAGTAGGTGTGGGTGTTGGTGTAGCCGTTACAAATGGATAATTTCTAAACTGCTCTGTATTAAATACATCTACTATAGGATTTGTAATAGTTCCTGCATATGTTGGGTCAAAATATGCAGCTACAGATTGTGCTATGAGTCCATTAAAATTATCTACACCTGATACAGACCCACCATGAGAGTATATAGCTCCTGCTATAGAAGTAGGATTCAATACATCAAACATATTAAATGAACCTGATATCGGAACTGTCATATTATTTTAATCTTTCTTCTATACAATTTATCTTGTTAGAAAGTTCAATTATAGCACTATGCAAATATGCCATTATAGCTCTATCTCGTATTGTTAAATAACCATCTTCTCTCTCTGATATTACATAAGGTATAGCATTTAATACTTCTTGAGCGATAAATCCTGCATCTTTATATCCATTTTTTATGTAACTATATGAATTAAATTTCTTTAGCACTTCCAAACTTCCTGATAATTCTTTAATATTGCTTTTCAATCTCCTATCTGAAGTAGTTATAAAATTATCAGCAGTTATAAATTGAGTTGTTTGTATGTTGCCTGAGAATGTAGCTGTTACACCTGTTGCATTACCCGCAGTATATGATGTATTAATTTGACCTAATCTAGTTATTAAATTAGCTACTGATACGTCTACATCAGTACTTGAGCCCTGCGCTCCTGTTGTACCCTGTAAACCTGTAGGCCCTTGATTACCTTGAGCTCCCATTATTCCTTGTAATCCAAATCCTGTGAATCCTTGGAATCCTTGAGTTCCCTGCCTTCCTTGGAATCCTTGTGTGCCAATTGTACCTTGTATACCTTGAGCTCCTGTAGTGCCTTGTAGACCCATTGTTCCTTGAGTACCTTGGTCACCTTGAGCTCCTGCTGTACCCTGTAAACCCGTTGTTCCTTGAGTTCCTTGCCTTCCTTGGAATCCTTGTGTGCCAATTGTACCTTGTATACCTTGGTCACCTTGGTCACCTTGAGCTCCTG